GACGATCCGCTTCACGGGCGTCCGCAATGTTTGACGTATCGGTGAAGTTCGAGGGCTTGGCGGAGCTCGATCGAGCGCTCGCGGATTTGGGCAAGAAGACGACGCAGAAGAACGTCCTGAAGCGCACGCTGACCAAGCCCGCTGAACCATTTTTGGCTGCATGGAAGGCGGCTGCACCGAAACTGACCGGACATTACGAAGAGAGCCTTCACATCGGGACGCAGCTGACGCGCCGCCAACGGCCCAGCGCTTACAAGGCCGGAAAGCTGGGCGTGGTCGAAATCTACATCGGCACGACCGACCCGGCGGGCCAGATGCAGGAGTTCGGAACCTTCAGCAATCCAGCGCAGCCTTCCGGGCGCCCGACATGGGATGCGTATAAAGAGACCATCCTGGCCGGCATTGGCAGCGGACTTTGGATGGAGATCAGGAAAGCCGCTGAGCGCGAAGCTCGCAAGGCAGCTAAGGTCGTCTAGATGGATTGGCAAGGTGCGTTGCTGGCCCGTCTTCGCGCGGCCGCCCCGGTTACGTCACTGATTTCGACGAAGAGCTTTTGGGAGAACGCGCCGCAGAACACGGCACGGCCTTACGTCACGCTGCTCGATGTCACCGAGCTTAGGCCGCAGACTTTGACCGACTACGACCTGGAAGCGGCGCGGGTCCAGATCGACGTTTGGGCCGACACATACGCTTCGAAGCAGGCGATCATGGAAGCCGTGCTGGCAGCAATCGTGCCGGGCGGATCATCGAACGGACACACATTCCAGCGGGCCGATATTGCATTGGGTCCGCGCGATATTCCCGAGCGGGACGGGGAAGTCATCATTTTCCGCAAATCGACCGACTTGATTATCCACCACACCTGAGAAGGGCATTGAGATGACGGAAGCTCGAATTGGCTGGGGCGGGAAGGTGTTCCTGTCCACCGACAACACGGAAGCGAACCTTACCCAACTCGCCGAAGTGACCGAATGCACGTTCCCCTCGGACGAGACCGACGAGATCGAGGCCACGCACCTCTTGTCTCCGGGCCGTCGCAAGGAGTTCATCGCCGGCCTGATCGACGGCGGAGAAGTCACCGTCAGCGGCAATTACGATCCTGGTTCGGCGACCGATCTTCTCCTGACCGCCGCGAAGGAAACCGGGACGACCCGCAAGGTTCGCTTCCAGATTCCCGACACCAGCGGAACGGGCTCGATCGACTGGAACTTCACGACCAGCGGCTTCGTCAAGAAGTATGCGCCGGATACCATGTCGCCGAATGCGAAGATCAGCTACACCGTGACCATTCGCATTACCGGCGATCTTGAGCAGGGAACCGGGGCTGCCGGTTCGTGATCGTAGCCTTCTCTGACGAAGAACAGGTCGAGGCGTTCGGCGAGAAGCTGACGCTTCGGCTTGATTTCCGGGCCATTACGGTTGTCGAACAGGCGCTCAACAATACGCCGTTCCCGACGGTCGCAGCCTACGTCCGCAGCGGAACAGCCCCCTTCAGCGTGATCGGGGAAATGCTGTGGGCGCTGTTTCGCGCACATCATTCCGAAGTAACGCGGGATGAAGTCCTCGCGATGCTGATGGACAAGGGTGCGGACGGAACGAAGGTAGGCTTTGCTCTGGATGCCCTTCTCGAGCGAAGCTTTCCTATCGCGGAGGGTAGGAAGTCAAAAAACCCTCCGAAGCGAAATGGTCGGTCGAAGAGTTCCGCCGCCGCTGGGTAGCGGCTGGCTTCGCCCCGGATAAGTTCTGGCGTGAGAATCCCCGCTCCTTCGTCAATGCTATGGAAGGGGCGGCGTTAAGGCAATCGGCCGAGATGGACATGGCGCTGTTTACCGCGTGGCACACGGCGGTCTTTGCACTCAGCGGATATGCCGGGAAGCTGAAGGGCAAGAGCCTGTCTGACTTCCTGAGCACCCGTGCTGAGGATACGCCCCAGCAGCTTCGTCACGCTCAGGGGATTGCCTTCTTCCATCGGCTGCAAGCCCGCGGATACGATGTGAAGATCACCAAGAACGAGATCAACTGAAGGAGCGATCATGGCCGGAAGCCTGATCGGCGCACTCAGGGTCAGCCTGAGCGCCGAGACATCTGCGTTCGAGCAGGGTATGCGGCGCTCGCAGCAGGCGGCGGCTCGGACGGCTGGAAGCATCAAGACCTCTTTCGGCGGTGTCACCGGATACTTAAAATCCAGCCTTGCAGGGATCGCCGCTGCTTTGACAATCGGAGCGGTTGTTTCTGCCGGCAAGGCTGCCCTCGACTATGCGGGCCATCTCGGGGAGCTTGCCGACACTCTCGGGCTGACGACCAAGGACTTGCAGACGTTTTCCTATGCGGCTGGCCAGGTTGGAATCTCGCAAGAGGAATTGCAAGTCGGCATCCAGAAGCTGACGATCAGCATGGGCCAGGCCCAGTTGGGCGCGAAGAAGCAGACCGAGGCGTTCAAGGCCATCGGCATTTCGCTCGATGACCTGAAGGACAAGGATGCGGGCGACGTGTTCCGCCTCATTGCTGAGCGGCTTGAAGGGGTATCCGATCGCTCAAAGCGGGCGGCGGTTGAGGTTGCCTTGTTCGGCAAGGCCGGCGCGAAGCTCGACAACCTTCTGTCGGGCGCTCAGGGGCGGCTGAGTGAACTTTCCGATGCTGCGCAAGAGTTGGGAATCGTTCTTAGCGAAGAGCAAATCCAAAACGCAGATAAGACCGCCGACAAACTAGAGGCCCTGAAGACCGTTCTGAAGGCACAACTCGCTGGCGTGGTGGCCGATAACGCGGAAGCGATCTACGATTTTGCCGATGCGCTGGAGAGGGCTGCCGCCGTAATGGCCAAGGCCATCGGGATGATCGGCGCACTTGAGCGAAAGTTCGTGCAGTTTGCGAATTCTCCGGCCATCGCCACGGCTCTCAGCAGCATGCGGACGCTGGCGGGGCTCTTTTTTGGGGCCGAGTTTGGCAGTGGCAGTTCCAGTTCCGTCACGGTTAAGCTCCCGCCGCACAAGGCGTTCGCCAAGCCCGCCAAGCCAACGACCGTTGCACCCTTCCTCGGTGGTGGCGGAAAGAAAGATCATTCCGCCGAAGAGGCGGAGCGCAAGCGGTTGGAAGCACTCCGCAAGGCCAACGATGCGCTTCAGGAGCAGTTTCGGGCGGATCAGGACATTCTCAGGGCGAAGCGCGATCTCGCTCCCGAGATTGAAGAGCAGACGGCGATCGACGTTCAAATCCTCGACAGCGAACGCGCCGCCTACAAGGCTCAGCTCGATTACGAGGTCGCAAGCAAGGACAAGACACAAGCCGAAGCAGACCTCCTGCTGGCGAAATACGACCAGGCCGACGCCCTGAGGCGCCAGAAGCTGCTTGATGATCAGGAGACAGAGCGGGCGGAAGGTTACGCCAAGCTCGATCAGGACGAGCTTCAACGCAAGCAGGAGATACTCGGCGAACAGGCCGACCTCGCCGAAACCCAGGAGGAGCGGCGGAAGATCGAACTGGAGCTTCTCGATCTGGCCTATCAGCAGAAAAAGCAGGCGCTCGAACAAATCCTCGCGACCAGCAAGGATTTCGTCGAGATCACCAACGCCCGCAGGGATTTGGAGAACCTCAACAAGAACCACGATCTCGATAGACAAGGCGTTCTCAAGCAGACGGCAGGCCCGCTTGAAAGCTACCTGAACTCAATCCCGCACACCGCGCAGCAAATGAACGAAGCACTGCAAAGCCTGGAAGTCCAGGGTCTTCAAGGCGTGGTCGATGCGCTCTCCCACGTCGGAGAGGGGTGGAAGGCGATGCGTGACATCGCGCTCCAGGTGATCCAGGACATCCTTGCTTCTCTCATCAAGCTCCAGCTCGAGAAAATGCTGTTCAACCTCATTGGTGCGGCGGCTGGTGGTCTTGGCGGCGGCGGCGGTATGTCGATCACCGGCACCGGGACGCTGGCTGGTTCGACTCCGGGGCTGATACCATCCTTCGCCACGGGCGGCTCGTTCAACATCACCGGACGGCACGGCATCGACAAGAACGTGCTTCCCCTGAACGGCCTGCCGATCGCTCGGGTCTCGCATGGGGAAACGCTGAACATCGGCAACGACAACAAGCCGATGATGCCGCCGCCGTTCGTGTTCAACAATTACGCGAGGATGTCGCCCAGAGAGGCGCGCGAGACGGGGATG